CGGGCTCGCGCCCGACCCGGAATTCGACTGTTAAGTCGATCCCCTTAATAGTCAATTTCGGAGCTCTTATGAACGAGTCCTATAATGACCGGTTTGAAGTTGTCACTGAACATACCAGTTTAAGTTGTGGTACAACAGTACCCGTTACTTCAAGAACTGTCAGTGTCCAAGCCTACCCTGGCAAGCGCTCGGGGTCTCAAAACCCCAAATGGCGTGATCAGGTGAGTCGTGGCATCAATGCTACGACGGGTTATTCTAGGTCAGGTTATGTGGTGAACGCAAATACGCCCACCACCTATGACTTCGAAGCCAAATGTTCGTCAGGTCAAGTAAATAAAGGCAGTCAGTTCCGTAGAGGAACTGTCGGTCATTTACCTGGGGTGACGGATTTCTTTGGCATTCCCGTTCCTAATGCTGCCTCTGCACAGAACCAAGCTATCATGGGCTTTATACACGATGCGAAAGCACAGTATAATTCAATATCAGGCATGACTTTCCTTGGAGAGTTACGCGAGACATTGTCCATGATTAGGAATCCGGCTAAAAACCTTCGCGCCTTAGTTAAAAGGTATCTCGATACGGCCAATGGCCGTCGATCTTCCTTTCGCACAAGACGTGATGCAGAACGCTGGCTCTCTGGCCTTTGGCTTGAGTACGCGTTCGGGTGGGTGCCTCTCATCTCCGACACCAAAGCTGGTGCCGAAGCTCTTGCGAGGTTAATCCACGGTGATATCCGGTATTCGACCGCTAGAGGTGCGGGATTTCATGACACGGCGGTTCCGCCGATTCGCACCAACTTTAATGTCCCAGGACTGCCGACTGTAGGTACCCGTGAAACGGTACGTACGGCTCATCAATCTTGTTTCATTAAGGGAGGTGTCAATGCTAAGGCCTCTGGCCCTACATTGGAGAATGCAGCTCATCTCTTCGGGTTCACACCCGAGGAATTTGTGCCGACTGTCTGGAATCTCTTACCTTGGTCATTCCTTGTCGATTACTTCGCCAATGTTGGCGATGTTCTCGAAGCTACTTTCTTTGACCGTACTGGTATCACTTGGTCGAGCATGACGACTAGGACAGAATATGTCTATATGTCACATGTTCAACCAAAATCGATATCAGGTTGGTCTGGTTCTGTAACCGGTGGATCAACGAAAGTTACCAAGAAATCTATGTCTCGTTCAGTTACTGCGCCTCTTATTCCTTCTCTAGAGGTATCCCTACCGGGATCACCTCAGAAATGGATTAATATGGCTGCATTGCTGGACCAACATAAAAGGATGGTACCTTATGTCCGTTAAACACACTTTATATGAGGCAACTCATGGCATTTCTACCCACGTCGCCCATCACAGGCTCGGCACAGACCGGCCTAACATCGCCAACCTACACACATGTGAAGGACATTGCGCCGGATGTAAATGGTTATCAAGTAGCAGTAACTGCTCTTGGTGGAACTCAAACGGGCGTCACAGCCCACTCGATTTCCAGTCCGTTTACTATTACGGCAATCCGTCCAAAGAACATGCGTCTCCTTCCGTCACCGAATCCGGTGACGAATGTAATTAAGAACGTCCCAAAGAACACAACGAAAGTCATCACCCGAAAGGGTGTGATTCCGCTCGCAGGTCAACCTGCGGCTATCTGCGTGATCACTACAACCATGGATATCCCGGCTGGTGCGGATACTGCGGATGCGAATTCAATTCGCGCCGCGTTATCTGCCCATTTCGGTGTACTCCAACAGCAAAGCGCTGGTGTCGGCGACACAGTTGTAACTGGCGTTCTCTAACTTACAACCGATTAGCTATCGGTCAGGAGATTGTGTATGTCGGGTTCGACTGCTCTTTTCACCGCACTTCTACAAGACCTAGAACAGGTTGTTGGGCCCATCGACCTCTCAGTCGATGTCCCACCAGAAAGCGACGGCCGAGTTATGGCTTGCCATTACTTAGCACGTTCTTTTCTGAAAAAGGAATTGGCAACAACAGCAGATGCTGATGATGCCGCTATCGCGAAGTTTCTCTCCGTTAACCAACGGATGAAAGATTTCACGATTCCTTCCAACCTGTCGGAGCACGTTTCGTTCATACTTTCCAACCTAAAGTACAATGTCTATCGTGACATGTATAAAGGTCAGGACTGTATTTTGAACACGTCCACCATCTTTCAAAGTATCGATGTTGGTCCGGGTGCTTCTGTACATGCGCTAGATACCTCTTTCTATTCGAAAGTTGGTATATCACGTATGTCCTCAACGACCACAGGTCTCAACAAACTCTATGAAGAGTTTATATCGACTAGGCCCCGTTGGCAGTCTGCCGAGAATTGCAGACGTTCAATTGTGGTGCCTGTTGACGTAGTAGAGGGAAGCAAACTCTCAACAGTTCCGAAGAACCGTGAGATTTCAAGGACTATTTGCACTGAACCTTTGCTGAACATGATGTTCCAGAAAGGTATCGGCGCTTGTTTTGAGCAGCTGTTAGACCATCGCTATGGCATTCGCTATAGCGGTGAGGAGGATATCCCTAACGGGATCCTCCTACAGCCAGCAAAAAACGGCGAGCTGGCGCGGCTTGGATCTAAATCTGGCATGTTTGCCACGATTGATCTCAGTTCTGCGTCAGATTCGGTCTCGTTATCGTTAATTGATTGGCTATTTCCAAAAGAAGTATCCGGTTGGTTGCGACTAACTAGATCGCCTGTGACAACCTTACCTACTGGTGAGAGTGTTGCCTTGCATATGGTTGCGAGTATGGGTAACGGGTTTACATTCCCGTTACAAACATACATATTCACTTCCATAGTCCGTTCCGTGTATGAACTGCTTGATATAAACATCGAGTATCCTCGGGGCAAACGCCTCGGGAATTTCGGTGTTTTTGGCGACGACATCATAGTCGAAACCAGGGCAGTCCATTTAGTATTGGAAACCTTATCAGTACTGGGCTTTTTGCCCAATGTTGAGAAGACCTTTACACACGGTCCATTTCGCGAATCCTGTGGTTATGATTACCATTTAGGTGTCAACGTACGACCTGTCTTCTTGAAGAAGTTCAGTTCGTTGCAGGATAAGTTTTCACTTATGAATCGTTTAATGGAGTGGTCTACAAGACACCGCGTTCTCCTGCCTCATACTCTCAGTTGCTTTAGGAAGATACTTGGACCCAAGTTGGTCTGTGTCCCACCTTCAGCGCCTGAGGAAGCAGGTTTCCGCGTACCCTTGTCGATAGCTCTTGAGAACGGTGTCAAGAACGTCTTGCATAAAGACTATTGTGCCCATGGCTTTCTTTACGATTGCTATGAGCCTCAATTGTCCTATGTGCAAGTCGGCGATGGTTTCATACTGGGGGGCTTGCCCTTCAACTATGATGCCCTCGTCTTGGCTCTCCTAAGAGGTAACTTACGGGACGGTCGTTATAATCCAAGGATGGATTTTAACTTCAGAAAACGGAAGCGTTATACACCAACGTGGTGTAGATATCTTCCTGGTCAAGCGTTCGATGAACGCTGGGTAACGCTAACATGGACGTTGGCGGCCGATTAGGCGGTTGCGACACCGCCGGCCCGGCACCCCTGG